CTACCTTGATTGGGGGCTCATGATCGGGCCGAGGTCCAGAATGTCTGCCTCGTCGCGCAGGTGATCCGGGGCAAACCGGGCATATACGCGCTCGGTGATCCGGCTATCAGAATGGCCGAGATACTGCGCGATCCGATCCATGCTCGTGCCCTTCTCTGCCATCCAAACTGCTCCCGTGTGGCGCAGGACGTGCGGGCTGACGTCGGTCAGGCCGGCGTTCGCTGCCGCCCGGCGAAATCCAGTCTTGATGGACTTGACCGGCCTTCCGCCCCATTCGACGACATAATCGGAGATCGAGGCCTTCGCCGCCTCCGTGAGCGCGGCGCGAAGCATGCCGTTGATAGGGACTGTGGCTCGGCCCTTTCGGCCCTGGCCGTCGCCGGGATCAAGCACAACGATGCCGCGCTCCATGTCGATCCTGTCCCACGTCAGCTCGAGCACGGCGCTCACGCGCGCCGCCGTCGCCAGCATGAGGATGATCGCGAGGCGGATATGGTGAGCCTCGGCGCCGTCGATTAGGCGCCTGGCTTCGTCGCGGGTCAGCCAGCGGTTGCGCGGGGGCGGGGCGGGCGGTCGGTCGACGTGCGGGGCGCGGTCGATCAGACGGCGCTTCTCCGCCCATCTGAGCACCATGCGCAACCGACCGAGCTGGGTGTGGATGGTGCCGTCCTTCACGCCACCGGCGCGGCGCCTGGCAATATGGCCAGTGCAGACGTCATAGGTGATGTCGGTTGGGGCGAGTTTGGCGAAGTCCGGCGTAAGTGCCCGCCATTCGTACGCCATGACGGGAACGATAGGCTTGGCCGCATTCTCGCGGCAGTAGGCTTCCCACAGGGCCTCGATGGTGATCATCGCCGGCCGATCGGCTTCCCGTCGGAAGGCGCTCAGCGCCGCTCGTGCACTTTCGCGGTCATCCGTGCCAAGGCTATGGCGGTGGCGCTTTCCATCCTCCCACCAGGTGACGCAGTATTTCTCTCTGAGCCGTCCAAGCTTGTAGTCTGGCACTGTTCGGCCTCCTTCACCGCTTCCGCGGGGATCCGGAATAGACGGCCGACGCGGAACGCCGGCAACTCTTGCCGAGCAATCATGGCGCGGATGGTGTTTGCCGAACAGCCCCACCGCTCGGCGACCATATCGGGCGTCATTGGACGGTCTGGCATTGTCATATCTTCTCGCCTGTCGATGCCCGCCGTATCTGCTGGCGGATGGTGATGGCAGCCTCATCGATCACATCGGCCGCCTGTCGATACCAGTGGCCGGACACGTCGGGTGGTGTCTCAGCCGTCGGTAGGCGCAGAGTGCGCGCGATCGCGGTGAGGCGGGCTTCGAGGCTCGACGGAGTAGGAGCGTTCATGTGGTGATCTCCGACTTCAGGAGAGTTCGACTCTCTCCGCTGAGGGGCCCGTTCCGCCGGCGATCGCGCCGGCGCTGGTTTTCGAGGTGCGTCGCCATCTCGAGGTGATCCGGGTTCACGCAGAGGCGCCGTTTGCAGGTGTGGTCGATCTGCTTGCGCGGCGGCACTGGGCCGTGCTCGACGACGAACATGGCGATGTGCACGGCGACGGTCGCACCGTCGAGCGACATGCGGGGATAGTCCTTGCCCCGGCCACTGGATCCGGAAGTCGGACCAGTCCAGATCCAGCAGCCGGTTACGGCGTCGATCTCAACGCGCGTCATGACCTTCTTGCAGATCCGATGTCGCCGATCGCCATTCATTGCACGTAGGTCCCCTCGCTCGCACTCGATCGGGCGATGGAGGACTCGATGTCGATCTGCCCGGTAGTGGCTTCGGTCGCATCGAGCCGTTCGGCCGTCGTCATGCCGAGGGCGTGCATGTAGAGGTCGAGAAGGGCCTCGAACTCCTGCCGCTCGGCCGTGTCCAACTTCCTGAGGCGAACGATCTGCCGAAGGATTTTGGTGTCGAAGCCGTTGGCCTTCGCCTCGGCGTAGACATCCTTGATGTCGTCGGCGATCGTCTGCTTCTCTTCCTCGAGGCGTTCGATCCGCTCGACGAAGGCGCGCAGCTGATCGCCGGCGATGCAGTCGGCCCGGGTCATCCCGGCATCCTCCCGGCGACCGGGCCAACCGCCGCGCGGGCGGTCAGGCGCGCAATCATGTCGTCCATCTGCGCAACCGTGCGGCGCGAGGCGGCCGCCTCGTGGGCGAGCAGGTCCCCGGCTGAGGCGCGTTCACCCGGGCGGAGATCGGCGCCGAGCTTGGCGGCCCGGTCGCGGGCCGCCTGGCCGTGGGCGTCGATCTCGGCTTCGGTGAAGCCGGCGAAGGTGAGATCGCCACGGGTGCCGGCGCCTGTAGCCGTCCAGCGGTCAATCAGGGTGTCGGCCATGGCGCGCACGATCGCCCCCGGGCCTTCCCGGCGGGCGTTCTCGGCGTCGATCTGAGGGGCAAGGATCATCGTCATTCTCCGTTTGCAGCTTGTGGATGGGTGGAGTCCAGCTTGCCGGTCCAGACCGGTTAGACGCCTCTTGCGACGGCTTCCTGCATGGCGCCGATTGCCGCGAGCGCGTCTTCACCGTGTGTGATCGCCATCGCGTTCTTCGTCGGATCGAACCGGAGCCGGTCCAACGCTAGGCGGACACTTCGCGCCGCCGCGGTCAGGTGGCGGAGATCCTCGGATCGGGTCTCCAGGCATGCGAGGGAGATGCCGGTCATCATGCGGCAGCTCCCGTCAGGCGGTAGCGGCTGCGCTTGATCCCGAGCGCGGCATCGCCTCGCCAGTGACCGCGCACGATCGCCACGCGGCCGTCGCGGACGCGCAGGTGAGCTCTGCAGAAATGGAGGGCCTTGCGGCCGGTGAGGTGCGCTTCGGTCGAAGGCGATCCGCCGGCATCTTCCGGCGGCGTCACTTCGAGCTTGATTTCGGTCCACGCATGGAGCGGGAAGTGGCCCAGGAGCTTCTGTTGTTTCAGAAGGCGCCGCTCCAAACCCCGGTGCGGCATGTGCTGCCGGCGACCGATGAGCCGGGGCGTGTTGATGAGGGCGAGGGCGGCATACTCAAACGCGCAATTGCGAATTTCGATGAGCTCTCCGCGACCACCTGCTTCGGGCTTCTCGTGCGATTGACGAGACTTAAAGCGCTGAATGATCTCGGAAACAAAATACTTGCTTCCCCGGAGTTCCTTTTCAGAGTTGTCGGAAAGACGAACTCTCGTCATGGCCGTTTGCAAAGAAAAATGTTCGGCGTCGGTCTCGGTTAGGAGTTTGCCAACGTAGCCCCCGGGGGTCCCGTACTCGATCCAAGTTTTCGGAGCCGGAAGGAAGCAATAAGCTCCAACATCTACGCCTCCATTGGCGATGTTTTCGCCAAGATCGTGAATCAGCTGCGCCACTTCAGTCACATCGAAGCAATGCACATCGTCCATCTTGTGCATCAGGTCGCCGAAGTCGGTCTTGCACCGATCCTTCACGGGTAGCGTGAGGTTCTTGACGATGCGGTGCGCGAGTGGCGTCATCGGGCTGCCCACTGAACGATCCCGGCTGGACCCAAATCGTCAGGCGCCGGCGATGGCGTCCAGGTGACGATCGCCACGATCACCAGCAGGGTGGCGGCGAAGGAGGCGAGGTCGCGGAGGATCGGTCCAAGCGCGGCTAGGCGGGCAGCGAGGGCGAGGGCCATGGCGGCGCCGATCGCGAGGCCAAGGCGCATCGAGAAGCGGTTGACGTCATCGAACGGATCGTCCGGGTCGACCGGCCGCCAGAAGGTGCGCTTGAATTCGGAAACAAGGCGTCGTGCCATCGCGGGCTCTCCCGTTTCGATGGCGCTATCGGTTGCATGAAACGCAACATTAAGTCAATTGCGAAGTTGCAATATACGCAACAAGATGTGCGGATCTCGGTCTGCCTGTTGCAGTGCGTGCGGAATTAGTTGTCGGTGCCGGTGGCCGGAAACATTAGCTCAAGTGCTCTTCGTGCGCGCTCGATCTCATCCTCGGAGCGACCCTGAAGAAATCGCGACATCCAGTCGTCGTGGGGGGCTCGGAATAGGCCGGGAATGTCAGTCTCAAAGTACGCCGCAAGCTGCTCTAGGTGTTGCTCACGAGGCAGGGCGCCCGCGAACCAACGGGACACGGTCGATTTGTCGACGTTGAGATCGCGCACGAGATCGCTCGGCCGCTTTTGGCGATGTTCCGCCCACTCGGCGATGAAGTGGACGCGGTTGGGTTGCTTTCCCTGATGGATCTTGGTTGTGCGCGGCATGTGCAACATTACCGCTGGCGTGCCATGGCGGTCGTTAGCACTTGGCGCAACATTCGCCCTTGTCAGTAGTTGCGTATTATGCAACATCATGACCCATGACCGACCTAGAGACGCCTCTTCGCAGATTTCGTGCAGCCAGGAAGTTGAGCCTGACCGCTGCGGCAGATCTCTTCGGCGTGCACAAGACGACGTTCTTGCGATGGGAGCGTTCGGGCATCGTCCCAGTATCTCGCATCGTCGAGATCGAGCGAGTTACAGGCATCCCACGGCACGAAATTCGCCCTGACATTTTTCTCTCTTCGCTAGAGGAAACGCGAGGTCTCGCATGACCGACGCGGCGACATCCGTTCTCACCAATATCGTCGGGCTGATCGCGGCCATTGGTGTCGCGGGCGCCGTAACGCTCGGCGTCATTGCGGCGCTTGCCGCCGTCGATCTGATCGAGCGGAGGTGGCTGTGACGCTCGGCATCGTTTTCATCCTCTTCATCTCGCTTCTCGCGCTCGGCCTTCTCGGTTCGTTCGTGATCATCGGCTCCGCCCGGTTTGGGCGGAGGTTCGCGTCCACCTTGGGCGTTTCCTCCTCAAACTTCGGCCGGGTTCGTGTTCCGCGGACCCGGCCGCCTTTTGTCGCTGGTGATGTGGCGAAGGCAGGGACGACTATCCGGCGGCTGGCGCTGTCGGTCACCTTGAAAGATCTAGATAATTTCAAGCTGGGGAGGCGGCCGTGAGCGCAAGCCATCCCCGCACCCTCGCACGCGTGGACTATCTCGGACTGTGTGCGGCAACCCGCGACCTCGTCGAGGCAAACGGGGGGTATGAGGCGGCGGGCGCGTGCACGCGGGTCAGCTTCCAGCGGCTCGCGAACTACGCGACCAACAGCGACCCAAGCTTCATGCCGGTTGATATCGTCGCCGACCTGGAACGCAAGAGCGGCGAGCCGTGCGTCACGCGTCGCCTGGCGCGGCTAGCCGGCTATCTCCTGGTCAAGCTGCCGGAGGGCGGTGAGCGGGACGACGTCTGGACGCGGCATCTCTCGGAGCTCGCCACGCTCTGCGCCGACCTGATGCGGGACATCGCGGCCGCACTGGCCGACAACGGCGTCGTAGATCGGGGAGACCTGCAGCGGCTCCCGCTTCGCGACGACATCGCCGTCCTGCAACAGTATCTGGCAGCCATCGATCGGCTGATTGCCGACATCGAGCGGTCCGACGAGGACACCGAGGGCCGGCCGCAACGTGTTCGAGCGATGGAGGCGCCGCAATGACGGCCGGCGTCCCACATTCCCAGATCAAGGGCGGCGATCAGCTCGTTGGTCGTGTGGCGGAGGCGCTTGTCGCGGCCTATCCGGCGCGGCTCGTCCGGATCGATGCCGGCACTGCAATCGGGGTGTCGGGTCGCGTCACTTGTGCTCTCGCCTCCGGCCGGCCGGTCGCCATCGATCCCTGGCTTGCCTGGTGCGCGAGGCTTGGTCTCGACCCGGTCACGGGCAAGCGGGCGGGCAAGGGTATCCCGACGTTTTCGCAGGGCGAGTTCCTCTGGTGGTATTTTGGGGCTGGCGTAATCGGCTCGCGGATGGTCCGCAACTGGTCGCTGGACGTGCTCGCAAGCCGCACCGGCCTCTCCAAGGCGACCCTGTCCCGGATGGAAAGTGCAACCCCAGTATCGGTCGCCTCGGTGGCGGCCGTCTGCCGGGGCCTCGATCTCCATCCGCATGGCTATTGCAGCCCGTTACCGTTCCGCGTGGCGCCACCAGTCGCCCGCGTTTCACGACAAACACCCACTGAAACACGCGGAAATCATTCAACTTCTCCGAATGAGGCAGTCGAGTGATGGGTGCTATCCGCCACACCGGAACGGTCCGCTTCGTCGACGAGCGCCTCGCCCGGCGTCTGAAGCCGTGGGCTGAGAGCACGCGCGACGAAAAGACCGAGTCCATTCTGGCGCTGCAGGCTCGCGGCTATACGGCGGCGGCGATCGGCGGGGAGCTCCAGACGTCGCGCAACGCGGTGCTGGGCCACATCCATCGCCATCGCGACTGCTTCCCGGACACTGCCTCGGCGCGGCGGCGGCCGAAGAAGGTTGCGGGGCCCGCAGCCGAAGCGCGGACTCGGCAGCGGGCATCCGTGCACGTGCCCAACTCACAGCCGCGCACGGCGGTGCCGAAGACGTCTGAATCCAGCCTTCCCAGATCGACCGAGGCTGATCGTCAGCCCCCCAGCCCCCCAGCCCCGGTCGTGGCTCCCGCCCCTGGTCCGATGGATCCGTCCGTCGCGATCGAGGGCGGGGGCATCCTCTTCTCAGAACTGGCGGACGGCTTCTGCCGTTTCCCACTATGGCCGCACGCCGCCCGCCCGGCGGTGCCGGACATGCGCTTCTGCGGGCAGGGTGTGCACCGCGAAGGCTCCAGCTGGTGTTGTGAACATCTCAGAAAAATCCGGGTGCCATTATGACCCTCGGCGCCCTTCGCAATCCCGGTCGTGCTTCGGACCAAGCGGCGCTCGGGACTGAGTCCCGCGAGATAGTCGCGCTGCTGACGGACCGGCTCGAACAGCTTCTCGACGATCTCGTGCCCGGCTGGGGCCGGCGCGGGCATCGCGGCATTCTGTCGTGGAAGGCGAAGGGCGTGCCGGGCTCGTGGCAGGTCAATCTCAGCCGGGGGCGCGGCCTCTGGGTTCGATATTCGCAATCCGGTGACGGGCCGAATGGTGGCCTCGGCGGTGGGCCGCTGGAGCTGATCGCCTACGTTAATTCCGGCGAAGCGCGCACCAGGCCGACGCGGGACGACTACGACTGGGCGCGGCGCTTCCTCGGCCTGACGGGCTGGCAGGAGCGCACGGAGGCGGATCGCGAGATGGCCCGGCGGCGGGCTGCCGAGGCGGCCGCGAGACGGGAGGGGCAACTTCGCAAGGCGGAAGCGACGGCGCGCCGGGAGTGCGCCCGGGCGGCCGAGATCTGGCATGCGGGACTGAGATCCAAGGCGACGATCGTCGAGGCCTGGCTTGAGGCGCGGTCAATCGACGTTGGGGAACTCTCCTGGCCGCTGCCGACGCTCCGGTTCCTCGCCGACTGCCCGTACTGGTTCGTCGAGAATGCCGACACGCCGCCGGTCAGGGTGCATTCCGGACCGGCCATGGTCGCGGCTATCCAGAACGGCAAGACGGGCCGACTGCAGGGCGTGCATCTGACCTGGCTCACGGCGGACGGAACCGCGAAGGCTAAGATCATCGCCCCCGACGGGTCGCCGCTGAAGGCCCGCAAGATCCGCGGCGCGCTCAACGGCGGGCATGTCCGGTTCTGTCGGGCGCCCGAGGGCAGGGATCCGCTCCTGATTGCCGAGGGTATCGAAACGACGGGCTCGGCGATCGAGGCCTCCGGTGTCGGCGGCTGGGCCTGCCTCTCCCTCTCCAACTTCTCCGCCTTCGTCCCGACCGAGACCGTGCTCCTGGCCTTCGATGGCGACGAGGCCAATCCGGATCAGGCACGCAAGACGAAGGATGCGGCCGTGGCTGCTCATGCATCCGCCGGCAGAGGCGTGCGCGCCGTCCAGGCGGCCGCCGGGTTCGATTTCAACTCGTGGATGGCGGCGGTGAAGAGGCAAGAGGCGCAGAGCGAAGCGACCGGGAAGCGTCAAGAGGCGCTGACCGCCGAACTGCGGACAGCGAATGAACAAGTGGAGCACGTGGCATGAACAGCATCCCCGATCGCCGTTCGTTTCTGATGCTCGACGACCGGCCTAGCCGGCGGCTTGGCCTCTGTATTCCCGATGAGGCCCGGCCGTCGCGGGCGATCGACGCGCGCCCCATGGTGATCGTTCTCACGGCTTCGAAAGCCGCGATGCCGAGGATCGACGGGATGCGCGCGATCGCAGTGACTTGCCTCCAGGATCTGCTTCTGGGGCTCGCCTGCATCCCGGAAGACGCGTCCTGGGCCGAATGGGGCGCCTTGCCGGTGGGTGCGGGCATGCTTCGCCGTCAGCTAAAGGCCCGGAAGGGCAGCCGGCGCGTGCGGCTCGTTCGTGAGGGGAAGGCGCTCTCCGTCGAGGATACGCGGAGGCGGCCGTGACGGGCGCATGCCGCCCACTCGTCTGCGGTTGCGGCCGGCCAGCATCGTACGGCAGCGGCGTCGACCTCAGGTCCGGACGCGTCGGTACCTGGCGCTGCCGCGATTGTGCAGATGCGGCGGGCGTCTTCCGCAACATCACGAAGCAAGAGGAGCGGGGGCCGGATCGGTCGACCGGTCCCGAATGTCAGGAGGTGGCGTGATGGTGAGTGATGTCCCGGTCTGTCTTTCAATCCGCCAGCCGTGGGCATGGCTGATCATCCATCGGCACAAGACGGTCGAAAACCGCAGCTGGCATACGAACCGTCGCGGCCGAATCCTGATCCATGCCGGCAAGGCGATCGACCGCGAGGCAACCGCGTTTCTTCGCGCCGGTCGGCATCCGGTGACAGGCCGACGTTGGGACGTTGTGGCGCCCGACCGCTTCGAGGTGGGCGGCATCGTCGGAGAGGCGGCGATCGTCGCCTGCCTGAGGCAATCGGATAGCGAATGGTTCGTAGGGCCCTATGGCATTGAGCTCGCCGGTGCCCGGCCGCTCCCGTTTGTCGCCTGCCGCGGCATGTTGGGTTTCTTCAAGCTTTCAGGGGGGATCATCCTATGAAACCTGGCCTCGTCCTCTTCTTCCTCTCTCTCGCCCTGCCGGCGGTCGCGGCCGGCGTGCCACCGGCGCCGCACGACGGCGACACGATGTACGTGGCGCCCGGGGCAGACACGCCGGCGTGCTCGCGCCTTCGCTGGGGCAAGTGGGAGTCCGTTCGGATCATGGGGATCGACACGCCCGAAATGAACGGCGACTGCGCCAGTGAACGCGCCAAGGCCGAGGCCGCGCGGGCTCAGCTGATCGAGCTTCTCGGATCGGGAGAGGTCACCCTCCAGAGGGACGGGTGCGACCGCTACGAGCGGACCCTGGCACGTGCCCAGGTGAGTGGCCGCGACGTTGCGGCGATGCTGATTTCCGAAGGCCTCGGCCGACCCTATGAGGGCGGCCGCAGGGCGGGATGGTGTTCGCTCGCGCCTGTCCCGCACCCCAAGCCGGCCCGCAACTGATCAACCGATCGAGGCACGACATGTCGCGTCAGAAGATGCCCGGTCGCCGGGCAAACGAGACCCTCACGTTCAAAGTTGGGGGCGTCACCTATCACGGGTCTGTCGGCCGTGCCTTTGACCACGAAACGGCCGGCTTCGGGCCGACGCGCGAGGTCTTCCTGACCGCGGGCAAGCCGGGGTCGGCGGTCGATATTTCGGCACGGGACGCTGCGCTTTGCGCGTCGATCGCGCTGCAGAGCGGCGCATCGCTCGACGATCTGCGCCGCTCCCTCTCGCGCCATTCCGATGGCCGTCCGGAAGGGCCGCTCGGAATCATCTTCGATGAGATCGCGGCGGAGGATGTGCGCCTTGCCGAGGACGCGGCAAGGAATGGAGGCGGGCTATGACCCTCTATTCGCCGTTCATGGGGATTGGGTCGGAGGGCTACGGGTCCATCCGCCACGGTCGATGCTTTGTCGGTACCGAACTGAAGCCGGAGTATTTCCAGCTGGCGGTACGCAACCTCAAGCGCGCGGAAAAGAACAAGGCGACGGGCGACCTTTTCCAGGGAGAGGTTGCGTGAAAGCCCTATTGCCTGATCGGCAGTCGTCCGGACGCCTTGAGGACAATGTCTTGGTGGGTGTCGCCAACCAATCGGCAATAGACCCGAACCGGGATTTCGTATTCCTGATTTGTATCATGGATTTGGTCGACGGTAACGGCGGCCAGTTCGATTTTTGCATGGTTAGGTCTTTCATTTCGATCCTCCCATCCCGGTACTGGAACTATTTTCCGATAGGATTCGAAATCATCGCACTCAAATTCTTTATCAGTCAGGGCTCGATTATTGATCTGGGTTTCGACGATTGGACAGACGCCTGGGGTGGGGAGGTCGACTTCAATTTTGCGGAGGATGAGTGGCCGTCTATTCCAGTTGACGATGCGAAGATCGGCGAAGCTGACTTCGAATGGATCTTTGCTCTGCACTACGTCGAGCGTTGGTGGGGCATCGCCAACAATGAAATCAGTGTGCCGCCGCGCTTCACGCAGCTGACCAAGCAGGGGTCTCAGTGTCAAAACAGCGGCGGCGAGCGCCCCGACCGCAGCCATCCATCCGCTGAGCGCGCCGAGAGCCTCCCAAATTGTTGGCTGGATCGCGGAGATGGCAACCGCAGTGGCGCCCCCGATCAGGCCGAAGACGGCTGCCGCTGCAATCGCAATCCAGTCGTTCCATTTGGGCATGGCAGGCCTTTCCGGCAGTCAGTCGTCGATCAAGTCCTCGATCCGAACGGAGAGGGCGCGCGCGAGCCGGCTGAGCACATCGGTTTTCCCGGCGCGCTTGCCGGTTTCCATGCTGGAAAGATGGTTCTGGCTGATGCCGACGGTGGCGGCAAGCTCGGCCTGGGTGAGGCCACGCACCTTGCGCCAGCCCGCGAGCGGCGAGGCCGCGGCGAGAAGGATCTTGGTCTCTTCCGCCGAGGTGGTGCCGATGTCACCGCGCCGGATCCCGGCCATCACGGCGTCGGCCGCCTCGATGTCGGCGGCGTCTTCGCTATGACCGGCAATCAACACGTCATACTCGGCGCGGGGAACGAGGACCAGCTCCTCGCCGCCGGGGGTCGTAATGGTCGGGTGTCGGGGCATGTCTCGGTCTCCTCACTCGTAAATTTCGCGGCGGTGGCCGATCCGAACCACCAGGATTTCGGTGTCACTCTCCGACAGGATCGCCCGATAGTCGCCGATCCTGATCCGCATGTAGTCGGTCCCGACCTGGGCCGTGACGTCGCCGGCGCCCGTCTCGGCGTAACGTTCGATCTTGGCCACGATCCGGCTGGCCTCGCCCCGCAATTTGCGGAGCGCCTTGTTGCAGTCGTTGGAGAAGCGAACCGTTTTCATGCAGAAATAATCTCATATAGAGATTTTATGTGCAAGGATGAAATCGCAAAACGAGATACTATCTTGAGCTCGGGGGTGTGCTGATGGCACCACGAAAACCCAAACATCAGGCGACGAGCGTCAAGGACATCGGCGCGGAGATCCGGGGCGCTGGCCATGGTCCGCCGCCGAGCGACGGGCCGTACGACGTCGAAGAGTTCAACGACGAGTATGCAGTCGTCCTGATCGGGTCGCGCTGCATGGTCCTGCGCGAGTTCACCGAAGGGGCGCCACACGAGCGGCTGCAACTGCTCTCAACCGAGGCCTTCGGCGCCTGGAACGCCAATCGCATCGAGTATGTCGAGAATTCCAAGGGTGACGTGAAGGCCGTCCAGAAGTCGTCCCTGTGGATGCGCGACAGGGATCGGCGGCAATATTCCGGTATCGTGTTCGAACCGGACCCCGGCGGTCCGGATGTGGCCGCGCCGCCCGGCACCTATAATCTGTGGCGCGGCTTCGAGATGGAGCGGAACCGGGCCGGCGGCGACTGCTCAGCCTTCCTGGACCATCTTCTGGAACGGGTGTGCCAGGGCTCTGAAGAGCTCTTCCATTATCTGTGTGCCTGGTTCGCCCACATGGTGCAGCGGCCGCGCGAGCGGATCGGGACGGCGCTGGTCATCCGCGGCGGGCAGGGCACCGGCAAGACGATGATCGGCCAGACAATCGGCTCGCTGTTCGCCCCGCACTACTTCCTCGCCGATGATCCCCGCTACCTGCTCGGCCAGTTCAACGCACACATGAAGGGCTGTCTGCTTCTCCAGGCGGACGAGGGCTTCTGGGCCGGCGACAAGCAGGCGGAGGGTCGGCTGAAGGGCCTTGTGACCTCCGACATCCAGTTCATCGAGCATAAGGGTGTCGACCCGATCCAGATCAAGAATTACGTCCGGCTACTGGTCACCTCGAACGATCAATGGGTCGTTCCGGCGGGCCGCGATGAGCGGCGCTTCGCGGTGTTCGACATCAAGGACAAGGGGAAGGGCGACGCCTCCTACTTCTCCTCCCTCTTTCGCGAGGCGTCGAGCCCGGAGAACAAGGCCGCGCTGCTCGACTATCTCCTGGAGTTCGACCTGTCGAAGGTCGATCTCCGCGACATTCCCAAAACGTCCGGCCTCTTCGAACAGAAGATGTATTCCCTCGAGCCCATCGAGAGCTGGTGGCTGGAGCGGCTGCGAGACGGGGGGCAGCTGCCTGGCAGCGATCACTGGCGGCCGTGGGTCGCGACCTTCCGCCTCTACTCCTCCTATCTCGCTTTCGCGGAGCGGGTCGGCGTCCGGCGACGGGCCACTCAGGAAGAGTTTGCCATCAAGTTCCTCAAGCTCCTGCCGGGGCTGCGCAAGAAGCGACAGCGCGATCCGGAAGAGGAAGATCAGGGGCGCGGCCGCGTCAACGGCTACGAGTTCCCCATGGAACTCCAAGCGGCTCGCGCGTGGTTCGAAGCATCCATCGGGCAGGGCGTCGACTGGGGAGACGGCGATGATCCGCCGGCAGAAACGTCCGATCTCTAGCGTGGCAGGGGTGTCAGGGTCGGGAGAGGGAGCTATGACGCGATTTTATGATGCAGGCCAATGACTTGCCATAGGTGTCACAGGTGTCAGGGGTTTCGCGCGCCCGTACGCGCGCGGTAGCCGGGAAGCGACGGATGATTTCTGATCCTGTGACTTATTATTTTACCCTGACACCTATGACACCTATGGCAAGTCATTGAATAGAAAAACGAATTTGGTGTCACAGGTTGCACGGGGTGCCTGGACACCCCTGACAAGCGGCAGGAAGGGCAAGATCGCATGGGCAAGCGCAAGCGGAAGGTGACGTTGCCGCCGGTGACGGCGGGCGGGCGTGACCTGGTGGTCGAGACGGTTGAGGGCGGATACGAGAGCGGCGGCGTCGAGCGGTGCCAGCGTCGTGTTGCGACAATCGACACCATGCGCCGAAAGAGGCAGATCACCGAACGTCAGTATGACGCGGCGAACCGGCTGCGGGAGGCGTCGAGCACCATGGGGCTGCGCTCGGTCGACTGGTCGCGCGACATGGTCGACGAAGGTCAGGGCGAGGGGCCGGTGTTTGCCACCACGCTCGCCGCGCGTGATCTCGCGACGTCCAAGGCGTTCATGGGGCCGGAGCTTGCCGACATGGTAATGGCGATCGCGGTCGATGGCCGGTCGATCGAAGAGGTGGCGGCGGAACGGTTCGGAGTAGGAAACGATGGGCGGGCCGGACGGGAGGACCGTCGGATGGTCTCGGAATTCCTTCACGTTACGCTTGATTCGCTCGCCGATCTCTGGTGGCCGAAACGCCATGACGGTATTCAGGGCACGATGGATGAGGGGGCTCGCCCGACAATCGGGATCATGGACGCGGCAGAAAACCTAGGGAATTGATCAGGTAGGGCCGCCGCCGGCCCTTGACGGTCGCCAGCTACTTGACGGCTCCCCCAAGTTTGATCATTACTTTCATCGTTCCGCCATAGCGTCCGGAGGCATTCGCCGCCCGGGCGTTTTTTTTTCGGATCCCAACCTCCTCCCATAATGTCCCTGATCATCACCTGGCAGAACGTCGAAAGCCTCAGGCGCTTCGACAATGCGCTGAAGGTGCTCGGGGACAGGAAGATGCGCGTGGTTGCGAACCGCGCCGTGAACAGGGCCGGCGATGTTGCTCGCACCCAGGTGCGCCGAGAGCTGCCGAAGCAGACGGGTCTCCAGCGCAAGCTGATCGTCCGAGCCGTCAGGGTGACGCGCTCCACGCCGGCCACGCTGACTTACCGCATGACCTCCTTCGGAGGGGACATCGCCCTCAGGCATTTCAAAGCCAGAGAAACCCGCCGCGGAGTGTCTGCCACGCCTTTCGGACAGCGTAAGGTCTTCCCCGGCACCTTCATCATGGGTGGCACCTTCCCCAACCGTACCGTGATCGGCATGGGCGGCCAGGTCTTCAAGCGCACAGAGGCAGGGCGCTTCCCCATAGAGAAGCAGCGCTCTGGGGTGATCATCCCTCAGGAGATGGTGAAGGGCGCCACCAGGGACGCCTTCGAGCGCACCGTCTCCACCGTCCTGCCAAAGCGCATCGAGCACGAGATCAGCCGGGCAACCGGTGGCGTGATCAGCTGACGGCCTGACCGAACCGAACCAAGCCAGCACAAGGCGCCGAGAAGCTTACAAGCTTAGCCCCCCGGTTCAGGGACCGTTCCGTAGTTCCTCGCCCCGCACGGGGCGGAAGACTCCCGAGATCTCGCCAGTAGGTCACCTCGCAAGCGGTACACGGCACGCACGTGCAGCACGCCTGCGGTGCACGGATCGACACGGATGAGCAACATCGAGACCGACAATCAGCCGTTGGAAGACGGCGGCGAGTGGCTGTCGATCACCGAAGCGGCGGCGCGGCTGACGACGCTCGGCGATGCGGTCGATCGATCGACGCTCTCGCGCTACCTGAAGCAGCACTCCGAGGCGCTTCCTCTGAAGCGGGCCGGGCAGGCGAACCTGGTTGAGTTTGGAGCGCTTCGACAGCACCGGGGCGAGAACGTCCGGATCCGGTCGATCCAGCCGACCTACACGTCGGCGCCGGCCGCCCAGGGCAAGGGCAAACGCTTCGTTGGGACGCAGTCAGACGGGGCCGCCCGCAAGGCCCAGGCTGACGCTGAGCTGCGCGAGATGGATCTCGCCACCCGGCGCAAGCAGCTCACCGTGGTGGCGGAGGTCGACCAGGCCGGACGCGACACGATCGCGCTGATGCAGAGCGCGTTTGATCGGGCCATCGAAGGAGAGGCGGCAAGCCTCTCGGTCAAATACGGATGGGACGAGCGGACGGCGCGTCTCGCCCTGAAGCAGTTCGCTCGGAAAGGCCTGGAAGTGTTCAACCGAGAACTGCTCTCGCGCCTTGAGGCTATGCGGCGTGTCCGCGACGCGGAAGGTGACGCCGACGACGTCTATCGTGCTGCCGAGGGTGTCGCGCTGCAATGACCATCCATCCGGCCCGCGAGCAGTTCCCCGATCTCTCCTATGGAATGGAGGTGCTGTTTCGGGGGCTGGAGGCGGCTAGCCGTCCGATCGAGGACCTGACGATCAGCGAGTGGGCCGATCGTCACCGGGTGGTCTCGACGGAATCCGGCTCGCCCTGGCCGGGGCCGTTTCGGACTGACCGGGTCCCGTATCTGCGCGAACCGCAGGACTGCCTCCATCCCGACCATCCCGCCCGCCGGGTGACGGCGCGGTGGGCCGCCCAGCTTGGCAAGTCGACCGCCATCGAAAACTGGTTCGGCTTCGTGGTTGATCAGGCGCCGGGGTCGATGATGATCGTTCTTCCGACGCTGGAAGAGGCGACGAAGTTCAACCGGATCAAGCTTCAGCCGACCATTGAGGCGAGCCCGCGGATCTCGCACCGGGTGCTGCCGGTCAACAGCCGGGATGAGCAAGGCTCGACGACTTCGTTCAAGCGCTTCGCCGGCGGCTTCTGCCAGATCGTGAATGCAGGCTCGTCGAAGGGTCTGCAGATGGTCTCGATCAAGTATCTCGCGATGGACGAGGTAACGGGCTATCCGGCGGACGTTGACGGTCGCGGCAGCCCTCGCGACCAGGCGCGGGCTCGCCAGAAGATGTACGGCGACCTTGCGAAGGAATGGCAGGGATCCACACCGGGCTATGCTGGTGAATGCGCGATCACCGACGACTTCGAGGCGGGGGATCAGCGGTATCTCTACGTGCCTTGCCCGCACTGCGAGACATACCAGGCGCTGCAGTTCGACCAGATGCGGCCGGCGACTGGCGAGCTTCCGGTGCACTTCCGATGTGCTTCCTGTGACGGCGCGATCCTCGATGGCCACAAGCCGGAGATGCTGAGCCGCGGCGAGTGGATTGCGACCCGTGTGCCCGATGGCAACGCCAAGGTCCCGGGCACCATGACGACCGCCGAGCTCGCGACCTGGATCTGCAAGCCGTGCGAGGGGCGGTGCAAGGACTGGCAGCCGAGCTATCACCTGTGGGCCGGCTATGCCCCGAAGGAGCGCTTCGCCGACATCTGGACACGTTGGCTGGATGCCGACGGCGTGCCATCAAAGCTTCGGGTGTTCTTCCAGCAGGATCTCGCTGAGCCTTACGATCCGGGCGGCGTCACCGTCGACTGGGAAGAGATCGTGAAGGTGGCGCGTGCGGATCCGATCGAGGCGCGCGTGGTGCCGGCCGAGGCAGGACTGCTGGTATCGGCGGCCGACGTCCAGGGCTATGGGATCAAGTGGCTGGTCTACGCGATCGGGCCGCGCGGTCAGCGGTGGCTGGTTGACCGGGAGATTTTCGAAGGGGCGCCGGACCAGAGCGACGAGCCGTGGATCCAGCTCGCCGACGCGCTCGGACGCACGTACCCGACCGCCGGCGATGCTGAGAAGGGGATCGACCTGTCCGGCGTGGACTCCGGCTTCTCGACCGATCGGGTCTATCGGTTCTGCGCCGGGCGCCCGAAT